TTAGATAAACTAAATGACATGTTAGCAGGCATGGGCGTTGAAGCCTTTAGCTATGAAACATTTGCCGCAAGCTATAACACTGATCCACGTCTCAAGAAACTTATTAAAAATTTCAACCAAGATGAAATTTATTTTGTACAGGATTCGGTTGATGCACTTCCGCAAGGCGGCGCCCAAGGTAATTCTGTAAATAAAATGGCAAAACGTGCAACAGACTTGACAGACTTGGCTTAATGTGTTATGCTAAGGCATGACATTAATTAAACCCAAGTATGAATACGCAAAATTAAAAAGAGTTGAAGTTGGAGGCAAGCGCAGGTACGCTGCACCCGGTGGTCCACCTGTAGCAAGTGTGACAACAATCCTTAGTGGAACCAAAGACATGAGTCATCTCATTGCTTGGAAGAAACGTGTAGGTGAAAAGAAAGCACAAGAAATTGTTACTGAAGCAAGTGGCGTAGGCACACGTATGCACAAGTACCTTGAAGATTACGTTGACAACGGCGTGTGGACAGATAGCGCAGGCAGCAATCCTTATGCACAACAAGCATATCAAATGGCATGTGTTATACGTGATGAAGCAATGGTGCATGTAGATGAAATTTGGGGTAGTGAAGTTCCGCTTTATGTTCCTGGTATCTATGCTGGCACAACTGATCTTGTAGGACAGTACAAAGGCAATCCTTGTATTATGGATTTCAAGCAAACCAACAAGCCTAAGAAGCCTGAGTGGGTAGAAGACTACTATCTACAACTTACAGCATACGCATTAGGACACAATGAAGTGCATGGTACAGACATCCGTGAAGGACATATCTTTATGTGCAGTCGCAATTTAGAGTATCAGCAGTTTGACTTGTGGCCAGATGAGTTTGCAGAGTGGGAACAAGAGTGGTGGAATCGCTGCCGCCAGTATTATGAGAAACACGGATAGATAAAATGACTAATAAAATTATCGTAAGCAGCACACACGGTGAGAAAGAGATTATGCGTATTAGACGTGAGTCTCGTGAACTCAACCGTAAAGCCGATATGGATTTATTTGAAGTTCTTATTAACAATCCTATGAATTCATTACATAGGCCTACAAAAACAAAAGTCTATAAAAACGGAAATACAAAAACTATTGTTGATACATCTTTTAGAGAAATTTGGAGCCGAGGTGATAAACTTACTGCACAGATTACAAGACTATATCAAGGGTATCCTGGATATGAAGATGCTACTGATGAAGATAGTTCAGTGACTTTAGACATGATTTCAAAGTTAGCAAAGACTGTTGTAGAAGGTCCACTTGAACTACAGCTTCAGTTATGCAGAGAACCAAATAGACAAACATCAGACGAGAGAGTACAATTTGCTATCCGTGAAAAGTTTTTGCCAGAGTGGAATGTAGAAAATTTAGCAGCAGGACATTTGACACTTAGAGATGGCGAATGGGTTTATAATGGTGCATCCAGTGTTGCTTCAGATGAGTATACTAAAGCACGTAGTATTGACTTTAGAATGACTAGAGACGACTTAACTGTTATGGACTTTGCAAAGTTTGCACATGTAAGTGGCGGAGGCCAAGGACACCAAATTAAAGAATCAAAATATTTTCTAGCAGAAGTTAGAAAATACATAGACAACCATCCTAATGAAAATACTTATTTTGTTGATACATTAGATGGCGGCTATGCAGAAAAGTTTATTGACGAACATAGAGAACTACTATCTGGATACGAAGACAGGGTGTTTGTTGGTAATACCGAATCTGTTATAGATTGGATAAATTCGAAGTAAATAAAACACTATCACAATGCTGAAAATGCCATGATAGAAACAAAACTGAAAAAGGAAATAAAATGACATATGAACTACACCTCGATGATTGTATCACTTGGATGAACAATCAAGAAGAAAAATCAATTCCTTGTATTATTACAAGCCCTCCATACAACTTAGATATTAAATATGGCAAGTATCAAGATGACTTGCCTCGAGATAGTTATCTAAAGTGGCTACATGATGTAGCAGTAGCAATGAAAAGAGTCCTTACTGATGACGGACAACTATTTCTAAATGTAGGTTATTCAAATATTGATCCATGGGTAGCTATGGATGTAGCTCAAGTTTTTAGAAAAGTATTTGTACTACAAAATAACTTCACTTGGGTAAAACACATTGCAGTAAACGATCAAGGATACGGACAGTATAAACCTATTAGTAGTAATAGATTTAGTAGCCCGACAACAGAAAGCATTTTTCATTTTACAAAAAACGGAAATGTAAATGTAGATAGACTTGCTATTGGGCAACGAAACAAAAGCGAAGGATATAAGTATCCTGAGTTGTATAGCGAAAACAGACATATTGCTACACAACGCCGTAAAGCAAGTCGACGTTTAGGATATAAGAACTGGAAAGAGATTCAAGCAACTGGCACTGATCAAGAAATGGAATCATTTCATGTAGTGCTAAAAGAACTGCTAGAAAAAAATCCATACGATCCTGATAAAAAGAAATGCATTGGTAATGCTTGGTACATTCCTTACACACCTACTTCAAAACTAGCCAAGCAAGCCGGCGCTGAAAACGATACAGGTTCAAGAGAAAAAAGCAGAGGCGGGCATCCTGCTACATACCCTGAAGGATTAGTTGATCAGTGTATCAAATATAGCGGAATAAAGTCAGGTAGTATTGTGTATGATCCTTTCATAGGAACTGGTACTACTATTCTAAGTGCTGTACAATTAGGCATGAAAGCAGTAGGTACAGATATTGACAAAAATTATTTAGAATTTGCAGAACTTAGAATTAAAAATACGCTAGAGCAACAACGTCTACCTGTCAATAGATTGTTTGAAGAAACATAGGATAAATACTACTAGCATTACTAGGAGTAAATAATGGCCGTTGTACAGATATCTCGCATTCAACACAGACGTGGCAGAAAAAATCAAGGAACAGGTTTACCGCAGCTTGCAAGTGGTGAAATAGGTTGGGCAATTGATACACAAGAATTATATATCGGTAATGGTGCAACCAGTGAAGGTGCACCTACAGTAGGAAATACAAAAATTCTTACAGAAGCAGATGACTTGCTAACAACAGCAGGTGATTATGCTTACAAACGTGGCGAAATACAAACAGGCGAAGCTATTAGTTCTCCAGTTGAAAGAACACTACAATCTAAACTAGACGATATAGTAAGCATAAGAGATTTTGGTGTAGAAAGCGGTACCGAAGACCAAACTGTAAAGATACAACGTGCATTAGATCAACTATTCCTAAACCCAGCATCTAAAGGCCTAGCTAAAAGTAGAATTAAATTATTCTTTCCTGCAGGCGAATATGTAATCAGCGGCGAAGGATTACGTATACCACCATATGCAACCTTAATTGGCAATGGCATTGACAAAACTAGTATTATAAGTAGTTCATCTAATCCTCCTGCACATATGTTTAGAACTGTAAATGACACTAGTGTACCTGGAACCTATGCAGATCCTAGTACAACTGATAGCTTAAACATGGCTAGAAACATTACTATTGAAGGCATGAGCTTAACACATACCAGCTATGGCGGCGCATTATTTTTAGAAAACTGCAAAGATAGTACCTTTAAAGATATTAAAATTAACGGTAGTTTTGGAAACGGAATGGCAATTTCAAACAATGGCGATCCTGCAAGTAATTGGGTAGGCATCTACTTGTCTAATGGCAGCGTAGCTACAGCAACAACTGACAATAATCTATTTACAAATTTACAAGTTAGTGATATGTCAGCAGCAATTTGGAGCGACTATGATATCAATTACAATAAATTTACAAACGGTCAAATAAACACATGCGGAATGGGGTTTGTGCTAGGCGGTGATCCTCTTGATGTTTTACCGGTAGGTAAGCAAATCGGTTCACAGCACACATTGATTAAAGATTTTGTATTTGATGCAGTAGACAAACAAGGTATCTATGTACGCACAGGAATGTTTAATAGAAGTGAAAGCAATACATTTTTGAATGTTGGTAGAGATAATAGTAGTAGTGTAGTAGTGACTCCTGTAATTGAATTTTATAGAAACAATACTGCAAGTGGGTTAAGTGATGCTGATTATAGAGATATGAATAGCAACAGTAGTGTTAATGACTACTTCAAACGTACAGAAGAACTTACAGTTGATCCACTATACTTTGATCAAAGCTATAAGCCAGAAGTAGGCGGTTCAAAAAGAACAGAGCTAAGTTTTCCAGTAAAGCGTTCTATTGGTCCAATATTAGATACAGGAAATGTTGAAGCAGATGGTGAAACTATTATTAGATTGCCTGCAGACGCACAGCGAGGCTCAATTGAACTGCATTATATATATAGAGCAGACATTTCACCAGGTCCTTGTTATCAAGAAGGTGTAATACATATACTGTACAATAAATTATATTCCAGCGGTGACGTTACATTTAATAATGATTATATCTACACTGGAAATCCTAGTAAAGCAAATTTACTGGTGTTTGGTGTAAGAGGCAATTCATTACAGAACAGCAGTAGTGAGATACATTTAAATGTGTTCAATACTGTTATTGATGCTCTATCTCCAGTAGATGACGAACTTGAATTCACTATTAAATATATAGTGTAATGGTTGAAAAAGATTATTTAGGTAGAATCAAACTCTGGCGAACTCTACGTACCAACATAGAAGATAGCCAAACTCCAATAAAAGATGTTTTAAACTTTTGGAATACAGTACCTGTGAGTGGTATTGCAGTAGATCCTTATGACATTAACAGATGGCCAAATCCTTGGGAGTTATTGAAAGAAAATAACTATTGCGAATTTTCAAAAATGTTGGCCATTTACTACACTTTACAGTTAACCGCTCGTTTTTCCCATAGTCGTTTCGAGATACATATTGTACTAGACCAAAAAGAAAGTGCAATTAAATATCTTCTTTTTGTTGACAATCACGCATTAGGATATTATAATGATAGGAGTATTACAACAGCTGAGTTGCCCAAGATGGAAAGTCAAATGCGACATGTCAAACTACCTACCTATCAATAAATACCTGATAAGCAAAAATTAAAAGGATAAAAAAATATGATTCAAGTTACTAAGCGTGACGGACGCCGTGAGCCGTTAGACATCGAAAAATTACACAAAGTTGTTTTTTATGCTACAGAAAATATTACAGGCGTCAGTCCAAGCGAGGTAGAAATTAAGAGTCAGATTCAATTCTTTAATGGCATGATGACAAGTGAAATCCAAGAAACACTTATCAAGGCAGCAGCAGATCTCATCAGCGAAGAAACTCCTAACTATCAATTTGTAGGTGGAAGACTAATCAACTATGCACTACGCAAAGAGGTTTACAATGGGTATGAACCTTGCACAGTTAAAGAGTTGGTAGAGCGTAATACTGAAAATGGTTTTTATGATCCTGAACTTATCACATATTATGATGACGATGAATGGGAAAAGATCAACAGCTTTGTAAAGCACGAGCGTGATGAGAACTTGACCTATGTTGCTATGGAGCAGCTACGTGGCAAGTATCTATGTCAGAACAGAGTAAGCGGCGAGATTTTTGAAACACCGCAGATGTGCTACGTGCTGATTGCAGCTACATTGTTCCAAGGGTATCCAAAAGAAACACGTATGAAATGGGTAAAAGATTATTACGATGCAATTAGTTTGCATGATATTAGTCTTCCTACTCCTGTTATGGCTGGTGTACGTACACCTCAACGTCAGTTTAGCAGTTGCGTTCTTATCGAAACTGATGATAGCCTTGACAGTATCAATGCTACCAGTGCTAGTGTTGTAAAGTATGTAAGTCAGAAAGCAGGTATTGGCATTGGCGGCGGTAGTATTCGTGCTATTGGTTCTCCTATTCGCAAGGGCGATGCTTATCATACTGGTGTTATTCCTTTCTATAAGATGTTTCAAGCAGCAACAAAATCATGTAGCCAAGGCGGTGTTCGAGGCGGAGCAGCAACAATTTATTATCCAATTTGGCACCTAGAAGCAGAAGAACTGTTGGTGTTAAAGAACAACAAAGGCACAGAAGAAAATCGTGTGCGTCACATGGACTACGGTGTACAGTTCAACAAACTTATGTACGAAAGACTTATCACAGGAGGCGATATTACTCTTTTCTCGCCTAGTGATGTACCTGGCTTGTATGATGCGTTCTTTGCAGATCAAGACAAGTTCCGTGAACTATATGAAACAGCAGAACGCAACACAAAACTACGCAAGAAAACTATTCCGGCAGCACAGTTGTTTGGTGCGTTTATGGAAGAGCGTAAGAACACAGGACGCATTTACTTGCAGAATGTAGATAATGCTAACGACCACGGCAGCTTCCTACCAGAGGTTGCGCCCATCCGTCAGTCAAATCTATGTGCAGAAATTGACTTGCCAACCAAGCCACTTACAGACCTTAATGATCCAGACGGTGAAATTAGTTTATGTACTCTAAGTGCTATCAACTGGGGCAACGTCAAAACACCAGCAGACTTTGAAAAAGCGTGTACTCTTGCAGTGCGTGGATTGGATGCATTACTGAGCTACCAAAACTATCCAATCCTTGCAGCGAGATTATCTACAGAAAAACGCCGTCCTATCGGCGTTGGTATTATTAATTTTGCATATTTCTTAGCCAAGCACGATTTAAACTATCAAGACATTGATGCAGATGGGCTACAACTAGTTGACGAATATGCAGAAGCATGGAGTTATTATCTAATTAAAGCAAGTGCAGACCTAGCAGCAGAGCAAGGTGCTATTCCGGGTGTAATGGAAACAAAGTACGGCTACGGTATTACGCCTAACCAAACATACAAAAAAGACTTGGATGAATTGATTCCGCACGTTGAGCGTATGGACTGGGAAGGTCTTAGAACACAACTAAAGCACACAGGCATTCGCAACAGTACACTAATGGCATTGATGCCAGCAGAAACAAGTGCGCAGATTGCAAATGCAACCAATGGCATTGAGCCACCACGTAGTTTAATTAGTGTGAAACAAAGTAAACACGGCGTACTAAAGCAAGTTGTTCCTGAGTTCAAGCGTCTTAAGAACAAGTATGATTTACTATGGGATCAGCGTAGCCCAGAAGGCTATATTAAAATTATGGCTGTACTACAAAAGTATATCGATCAAGGCGTTAGTGTAAACACAAGCTACAATCCAATTTACTTTGAAGATGAAAAGATTCCGATGAGTTTGATGTTGCAGCACATGTTGATGTTTTACAAGTACGGCGGCAAGCAATTGTATTATTTCAACACGCATGACGGCCAAGGCGAACTTGACGTTAGCAAACTTGTAGGCGAAGCAGAAGAACCAGAAACCAACGGCTATCATATTGAAGACGACGAAGAGTGCGAAAGTTGTGTAATATGAGCTTGACAAACGGACCAGATCCAATTATTATATAGACATACAGAGAGAGGAATACTATGAGCGTTTTTGACGTAGAAAATCGTGCCAACCACACAGAGGTATTGGCATTCTTGGACCCAACAGGAGGTCCTACAATCCAGCGTTATGATACGCTAAAGTACAAAAGTTTTGATCAGCTAACAGACAAGCAACTTGGATTCTTTTGGCGTCCAGAAGAAGTTGATATCTACAAAGATGCCAAAGACTTCAAAGGCCTTACTGACCACGAGCGTCATATCTTTACAAGTAATTTGAAGCGTCAGATCCTGTTGGATAGTGTACAAGGTAGAGCACCAGTAGAAGCATTTGCTCCTATTGTAAGTTTACCCGAGATTGAGAACTGGATCCAAACATGGACGTTTAGTGAAACAATCCACTCACGTTCGTACACACATATTATCCGCAACGTGTACAGCAACCCTAGCAAAATCTTTGACGAGCTACTAGACATTGAAGAGATTGTAGATTGTGCTGGAGATATCTCAAAGTACTATGACGACTTGATTGAGCAGAGCATGTGGTACAACTTGTTAGGCGAAGGCACTCACACAGTTAATGGTAAAAAGAAAACAGTTGATTTATATGAACTAAAGAAAAACTTGTGGCTTACACTAATGAGTGTAAACATCTTAGAGGGTGTACGTTTTTATGTGAGCTTCGCATGTAGTTGGGCATTTGCAGAACTTAAGAAGATGGAAGGCAACGCTAAGATCATTAAATTGATTGCACGTGATGAAAACTTGCACCTTGCAAGTACACAGATGTTGCTTAAACTTCTAAAGAAAGACGATCCAGACTTTGCAAAAATCGCAGAAGAAACAGAAGCTGAATGTATTCAGATGTTTGTAGATGCAGCAGATCAAGAGAAGGCTTGGGCAGAGTATTTGTTCAAAGACGGCAGCATGATTGGTTTGAACACAGAACTATTAGGACAATATGTCGAATGGATTTGTACACGCCGTATGCAGAATGTAAATCTAAAGTCGCCGTACACTGTAAAAAGTAATCCTTTGCCGTGGACACAGAAATGGATCTCAGGTGCAGATGTACAAGTTGCTCCGCAAGAAACAGAGATTACAAGTTATGTTTCAGGTGGCACAAAGCAAGATGTTGCAGCAGATACATTCAAAGGCTTTTCATTATGATAGAGATATATGGTAAAACACAATGCCCGTTCTGTGATAGAGCAAAGGCATTGTGTGAACAAAGACAGTACAACTTTAAATACTATCAACTTGGTGTAGACTTTACACGTGAAGAAGTATTAGAAATGTTTCCAGGCGCTCGTACCTTTCCGCAAATCAAAGTAGGCGGTAAGAGTATCGGCGGTTGGGACAAGTTTCCACAGTATTTAGAAGACACGGGTTATAACGGCACAGGACACTCATTATGATTATTGAAGCACCGTACAAAGCAACAGACACCATTACTATTAGAACTACAGCAGGCGAAGAGATTGTAGGCAGATTTGTAGAAGAAGATGCTACCACTATAAAAATCACCAAGCCACTAGCACTACAAGCAAGTCAGCAAGGCATTGGACTAGGTCCTTGGGTGTTTACTGTGGATCCTGCTAGTACTATCAAACTAAATAAAAGTGCAGTAGTTTTTGTACACAAGACCGAAAAAGATATGGCCAGTCAATATGTGCAAGCAACTACAGGATTATCAATATCGGGATAAGTTTATGGGCGGTTTAGTTGCTAGAAAAACAGATACTTGTACAACAGGACATGGTTGTGATAGTACAACTACTCTTAGCAACGGCCAAGGCACAGTTTTTGCCGAAAATAAACTTGTTGCACGGATAACAGATCCAACTGTATCACATAATGTTCCAACTCCGGTACCAGATGGCGATGGTGGAACAAAAATTGTGTGTTTACCTCACACAGGATCAGTAAGATCAGGAAACAGTTCAGTTTATGCAGTAAATAAACTCGTGACGTTTCTAGGCGAAACTGTTTCGTGTAGCAACGGAAAAATCACAAGTTCAGCATCTACAGTTTATGTAGAAAATTAATCACTTGACAATCTGTCTGCTTTATGTTAGTATGACACATAACAAAGGCAAACAGAAAGAGGCTTATATGGAAAAGATTATTGTGACAGATTGTGATGGCGTACTACTCAACTGGGAGTACGCATTTGTATGTTGGATGACACAACACGGGTATACTGAAATTGAAAATGGTAATAAAGAATACAACATTGGTAAACGATTTGGTATTACTCTAGAAGAAGCTATCAAAAAAGTTGTAATATTTAATGAGAGTGCTGCAATGGCATTCCTTCCAGCACTACGTGATGCACGTTATTATGTGAAACGACTACACGAAGAACACGGCTATGTGTTTCATTGTGTCACTAGCATGAGTCTTGATCCTAATGCCAAGAAACTACGTCAAATGAACTTAGACAAGTTGTTCGGTCCAACAGCATTTCCAGTACTAGAGTGTTTGGATACAGGTGCAGACAAAGAAGAAGCACTTGAGAAGTATCGTGACACTGGGTATTATTGGATTGAAGACAAGTTTTCAAACGCCGTTGCAGGGCAAGAAGTAGGTATGCGTCCGATCCTTATTGAGCATGGCTGGAACATGAACGAAGTTGTACCAGATGGTATGAAAAAAGTAGTTAACTGGAAAGAATTATACAGTCATATTGTTGGATGAATAGTTGAGTGATATACACGAACAATTAAAAGTAGCCTTTGCAACTTATGTAAAGGAATCTGAAAAGTTTGCACAAGATGGTGTAAAGGTTAGTGCTGTTCGTGCTAGGCAAGCTCTTAATGATGTGAAACAACTAATTGTTGAACGTAGAAAAGAAATACAGGATCAAAAAGACCGGACATGAGCGAAAAACAATATTTAAAATCTATTGGTGAAAAAGTTGTACTGTACAACGAAGCTAAAGAAAAAGCTATTAAATGGCTTATTGAAAAACAAATTAAAGATAAAGATAAAATCCAAAATGCATTAATAATGAGTCAAATTTGGATTGCACATAATTTAGGACATGAAATTACAATGTCTGATTTATTAATTTATCTTGGCGACAATACAGATATAGTTGATATTGATACACGAATAGTACAACTTGACAAAGAATTTGTAGCTTTAAGTTTAGAACAGATGTTAGAAGCAAGTATTTCATGATACATAAATCAATTGGATTGACTCATATTTTTATCTGTGAAGATACAGCAAATTGTGCAATAAAAAATATAGTAGAAGATACAGTACAGCAGGTTGCTGATTTTGTAGACTCTATGAACTATGTTGTGACATACATTGCAGGATCTGAAAATGCAGCAGAAAAATTAAAATATTATACTGCTGGTGATATTATTAACTTACAGGATATAGATTTGTATATTGGAGACTTTTCATGAAGATTCTAGCCAAAGATTCGATACTAACTTTTGGAACTAAGTCTATAGCTTTTGAAATAAAGCGTAAAGAAGATATTGCATATATTGATTATTACGATAATACTGAATTTGTTCATCAATTAGAATGTCCTGTTGCAATGGCTAATAAGATTTACAAGACATCTATCTACGAAGGTTATAGTGAATCATTTTAAGTACATGTTAGCGCTCTTATCTTAATATGGTGTAAATACAATATGTTAAAAGATTTAAAAGAAGAATACAGATTATTCTATATGGTTAAAGGACATCTTGACGCAGACCCTGCAACAGTAGTCGAGTCTGCAGATAGTTATTTTAAAAGGTTATGGGCCTCTGGAAGCAATGGGGCTCCGTTGTATGATTATGCTGAAGAATTTGAAATAGCATGGAAAAACAAACATAACCAGTTGACAAACTCTAAAACATAGTATATAAATAAACTGTTAGCGTTGAAGCAACGTAGACACATACTGGACCCCGGGGCAGTACCGGGCTACTCCACCATAAACACATTTACCGAGTGTGCTTTTGATGGGGTAGAACTAGGATCGACAGGTGTGAAAGTGAAGTGGAGTTAACCGGATGACTGCGTTATTGGTCAAACTTTATAATTGCAAATGACAATTATCAGCCAGAAATGGCATTAGCAGCCTAAGGGTATGTGGGGGCGGGTACTGCCTAGCAACAGAAGTGCCACTTTAAACTTTGACACAAAGGACATTTAATGAAATATGTGATTGACATCGACGGAACTATTTGTCAAGAGGTTTACTTTATGGATGGTAGTGGTAAAAAAGACTATGCTAATCATATTCCAATGCCAGAGCGTATTGCACGAGTAAACGCATTGTACGATGCAGGACACACAATAAAATATATGACAGCACGTGGCTGTGTAAGCGGTGTAGATTATTACGAACTTACATACAAGCAACTTATGGACTGGGGTGCAAAGCATCACGAACTAAGCGTAGGCGAAAAAGAGAACTACGATGTTTGGATTGATGACAAAGCGTTTTGGAGTGAAAACTTCTTCCGAGAAACAGGTGAGTCATATGAGTGATCACAGATTTATTGCAGCAATGGATCACAGTGGTGGTTCAACAGGTGGCGTGCTAGAACGCTACGGACAAGAATACACAGAAGCAGACAAGATGGAGAAAGTTCATGCTATGCGTCTTAGAATGGTCAACAGTCCTGACTTCAACGATGAAAACATCTGGGGAGCAATCCTCTACCAAGACACAGTCACCCGTGGCATGGTTAACGTCTTGGATGAAAAAGGCATTGACACGTTCCTAAAGATCGACAGTGGATGTGATGAAGATGGAACACTCAAACAGTTTCCAGTAAAGCAGATGTTGGAGTTTGCTACAAACGGCATTGGTCCTAAGATTTAT